CACTTTCGGTGGAGATATTGAGTTGCTCTAGGATTTCTTTGCTATGCCCTTATTTTATATTATTATTATTATATATAATAAAGGTTAAGTAGGTTAAGTATAGTTAAGAGGGCTGTTGTCGTTACACGGCTTATGTTTACTTCACTTCAGCCGGAATTGCTCTTGAGGTTAAGTATAGCAAAGTAGGGCTGCCGCAATCCTGGGCAAAGACCACTCGCCATCATTCACCTGGGCCACGCGGGCGCGTGCGCGAATCGCCTACAATAGAGCATGGATAACAAAGATCGAAAAGCCGAGCGCAAGGCCATCATTCAGGCGGTGAAGGATGAGATGGCAGAGGACATAGCTGTTGACATCCAGGCCCAGGCGTTGTTGGTAGCGCCTCCTGAGATTGAGCGAGAGTTGATTGTATTTGATGAGGCTGATATAGAGCAGGCCATGCCCAACAGGCATTGGGGTCATGAGCGTGTTGCTTGGACCAAGCGTGTCTGCGCCAGCGTCTTGAATCACATCGTGAATTATGGGGTGATTGCTCATGCCTGTTTGAGCCAGGGCGTGTCCTACCGGAATTTTGAGGATTTGGTCAAGGATCATCCTGGTTTTGCTTCTCTCAAGGCCGAGGCTCAGGAGTTGTACCGAGACAAGGTGTCTCGGGCCGTTCACAATAGAGCCATCACAGGCTGGTTGGAGCCGCAATACTACAAGGGCTCATTCATCGGCTTCATTCGCAAGTATAGTGACCGAATGCTTGAGTTGCAGGCAAAGCGCTATGTGCCTGAGTATCGGGACAAGACTGCCGTGGACGTCAATGTGGCAGGCGGCGTGTTAGTGGTCAATCCAAATGGGATTGAGGACAAAGAGGCTTGGATGGAAAAGATGCGCAATCGCCGGCAGATTGAGTCAAGGGTGGTAAATGAGTAACATAGCAACCTTGGCAATTGTAGATTGGCGGGAGCTTGAGGGTCAACTGAGGCCCTACGTCATCACTGAGGCCGGTGAGCAGGAAGCAGCATGGGCTCCTCAACCAGGCTCCCAAGAGGCCTTCATGTCCTGTCCTGCTGAAGAGGTTTTGTATGAGGGCAACCGGGGGCCGGGAAAGACCGACGCGCTGCTGATGGACTTCTGCCAGCACATAGGTTGCGGCTGGGGCAGTGAGTGGCGGGGCATCCTCTTCAGGCAGACATACCCACAGTTGTCGGACGTCATAGTCAAGAGTCACAAATGGTTTCCGATGATATGGCCAGGGTGTAGGTACAATGACAGTTCTCATACCTGGACATGGTCCACTGGCGAGACCTTGACGTTCAGCTATGGTATGCGGGAAAAGGACTATTGGAACTACCATGGCAAAGAGTGGCCTTGGATCGCATTTGAAGAATTGACCACGTGGGCCGATCCTGCATTCTTCTTGAAGATGTTTTCGTGTTGCAGGGCCTCGGTTCCTGGGATGCCTCGCAAGATCAGAGCCACCACCAATCCATACGGGCCGGGGCACAATTGGGTCAAGATGCGATACCATCTGCCGTGTGCTCCTGGCGAGATATACGGCCCACTCATCGAGGAGATTGATGAGGACGGGGCATCGCTGCCCGAGCGGATCGCAATTCACGGCTGTCTTGAAGAGAATCGCATATTGCTGACTGCTGACCCCAAATACATCGGCAAGATCAGGACTGCGGCCAAGGGCAACAAGGCCATTCTTGAGGCTTGGCTCCACGGCTCCTGGGACATCGTGGCCGGTGGGATGTTTGATGACGTGTGGGAAGCAGTCAAACATGTTGTACCTGATTTTGAGGTGCCATTCAGTTGGCGCATCTATCGGGCCTTTGACTGGGGTTCATCTGCGCCATTCTCCGTTGGGTGGTGGGCAGTTTCGGACGGCACTGATGTTAAGATCGGCAACCGGGTTTGCTCCACTGTGCGGGGTGACTTGTTCAGGATCGCAGAATGGTACGGCTGGAACGGGGAACCAAACAGGGGTGTCAAGATGCTCAACCATGACATCGCCAAGGGCATCATCGAGCGGGAGTTGACCATGGGCATTCATGAGCGGTGCAAGGCGGGGCCTGCTGACGCCTCCATCTTCAAGACTGAGAATGGGATTTGCTACGCCAATGAGCTGATGAGGTCTCAATTCATCCAAGGCAAGAAACGCAAGCTGACCTTTGTGAGTAGCAATTCGGCTCCTGGCACACGCAAACTCGGTTGGGGCTTGATGCGTGAGAGATTCTTGGCAACGGCTCCAAAGGACGGCCGGATCGGTCCTCGAGAGTTCCCTGGGCTTTTCGTCACAACACGTTGTGACCAATTCCGGCGCACCGTACCCGTGTTGCCCAGAGACATGGACAGAGACCCTGATGATGTCAACACTGAGGCTGAGGACCATATTGCTGATGAATCCCGTTACATGACTGTGTTCGCCACTGTGTCGCGGGGCAGTGGTAGGTTGCAGGGTGTGGCCTGCTGAGCTATAATAGATCATGTGGGTATGCGTTGTTAAAGTTGGAGGCCGTCATGGGCACAGCAGCAGGTATTGAGACAGTTCATCCACAATACTCCCAGCACATATCTGATTGGGGGTTGATGCAGGACGCCTTCCATGGGGAGCGTGTGGTCAAGGATAAGGGCCTCAAGTATTTGCCGGCCACGCCAGGTCAGGTTTTGGATGGCCTCAACTCTGGTCAACTTGGCCGCAAGAATTATCTGGCCTACAAGATGCGGGGTCGATTTCCTGATGTGGTGAAAGAGGCTGTTGAGGCTCTGCTGGGGGTGTTGCACTCAAAACCTGCGACAATCGAGTTGCCAGATTCTATGCAGGATATGTTGGAGAACGCCACGATCAAGGGTGAGAGTCTTCAGATGCTACTCAGACGTGTCAACGAGAATCAATTGATCACAGGGCGGCTGGGATTGCTGGCTGACATCGAGGACGGGGCCAAGGTTGGCACGTTGCCCTACATCGCCTTGTATGAGGCCCTGGACATTATCAACTGGGATGATACGCAAAAGGATATTCAAACACGCAACCGACTCAACTTGGTCGTGTTGAATGAAAGCCGTTATGAGCGGATCAATCTGGAATGGCAATTCAAGCGCCGGTGGCGAGCCTTGCTCCTTGGGGAGTTGCCTGCCGGTGACGCATCTGAAGTCTACAATATGAGGGTGTTGGGTGAAGATACCAATCTCACTCTCGATGTAGCCGATGCCATTGTACCATCCATAGCAGGCCGGACCCTGGATGATATTCCATTTGTCATGATCAATGCTCGGGATATTGTTGCGGAGCCGGATGACCCACCACTATTGGGCTTGGCCAATCTGGCGATGACCATCTACAGGGCCGACTGCGATTACAGAGGGGCTTTATTCATGCAGGGCCAAGACACCTTGGTGATTATTGGCAGCACTGATGATGAAGAAATCAGGGCCGGGGCTGGGGCTCACATCAGTGTCCCTATGGGCGGCAATGCCAAGTATATTGGCACCGATTCCAAGGGCCTTGCGGAAATGCGTGAAAGCATGATACAGGACAAGAAAGAGGCTGCTGAAAGTGGCGGCAAACTCTTGGACACGCGGGCCGGCAATGCGGAGAGCGGTGAGGCGCTCAAGATCAGGGTGGGGGCTCGGACTGCCTCATTGAACCAGGTTGCCTTGAGTGGGGCCGAGGGTCTACAGGCCCTGTTGAGGTTGATTGCCCGTTGGGTGGGGGCCGATCCTGAAAAGGTCAAGGTTGAGCCCAATCTTGATTTCACTGATGCTTCAGTTGAAGGCCGGACCCTGGTTGACTGGATGAGCGCCAAGGCCTTGGGTCTGCCGTGGAGCAAGGAGTCAATCCACCGCAAACTTCAGGAGAAGGATTTCACTGAGATGGAGTATGAGGATGAGATGGCAGCCATCGAGGCCGAGGCACCAGAGCCGGGCGGTGAAGGCACCGGGGTTGAAGAGGAGCAAGAGGAAATTTGAGACGTAACTGAACATGACACATGACCAAAGTATCACGAGAAATCGCCCTGCTGCGGGCGCTCTTGCGAGAGCGGCTGCCAGTGGCCAGCAACCTGACACAAGTCTTGTACCAGGCAGCTGGGGCTGAGTCGGGTCTCATAGTCACCATGGACGTATATCGGCCAAATTATACCAAAGACGTGGATCAATCAGGCTTAGCAAATGAAATCGGGACCACAGGCAGATATTACATGTCATTTGCTGCGGATGCGCCAGGTTGGTTCGTGTTGATCCACGACAACGTGGGCGGCACCGCAGTTAAGCAATTTTGAAAGGAGCCATTATGGCAAAGACATTTGAAATCATGTACCAGGCTGCCGGGGCCGGGACCGGGTTGACGGTTCAGATGGACGTGTACAAGCCGGACAAATCCCTGGACGCTATTCAAAGTGGCGTGGCCACCGAGGTGGGGGTCACAGGCAGATACCATCTGACCTTTGATGCGGATGCGCCTGATTGGTATGTCGAAATCAGCGACAATGCCGGGGGCAAGGCTGTTAAGCACTTTGGCCAGGAAAAGTATGACGCCCACGGCTCTGAGGCGGCCAGGAACAGCTTGACGACGGCCGTGGCCAATGTTCAGACAGCCGTTGATGCAGCAGCCCTGGCGATTGCCAATCTGGAAGTGTCCCTGGGCGTGACTGACAGCAAGGTAGACACCGTCATCACTGGAGTTGTTGACCTTCAGACTGGCGTGTTAGCCTTGTCAGCAGCCCTGGCAACGATTGACACCAAGATCGACGGCATCAGCGCTCCACCGATGGTTGGATGATGACCAAGACCGCTAATGAGCTTTGGTTTGACGCCTTGGTTCGGCATCAGGTGTATTTGATGCGGGTCTCAGGCGGCATCCGCAATGACATCAACGGCCTGCTCAACACGACAGAGCGGGCTATGGTTGACCGCATCCGCGCAGTGCTGACCGGCAGCACCAAGATGTCACCTGCGCGGCTGCGGAAGGCCGAGTCATTGATCCAGCAGCTCAGGCAAATCCGCACAGAGGTCTGGATTGAGGCAGACGGCCTCTGGAAAGAGACCATGAAAGGGCTCACCGTCAAAGAGGTTGAGCAGGCCAACCAGATGCTCAAGACAGTCTCACCGGCCGAGTTGACCACGCAATTGCCGTCTGTTACCAAACTGAAGTCATTGGTCAAGACGTTGCCTTTTGAGGGCCGTGTCCTGGGCTCTTGGTCCAAGAAGGTTGCAGCTGACGACATAGCACGAATATCGGCCCAGATCAGGATCGGGATTGTTCAGGGTGAAACCACCACTCAGATCGCACGCAGGATCATCGGCAGCGCCAAGCTCAAGGGTGCTGACGGGGTGACTCAAATCACGCGGCGGAATGCTGAGGCCATCACTGGGACAGCCGTGAATGCCTTCAGCAACGCGGCTCGGGAAATGTACTTTGGTGAGAACAAGGACATTTTCAGCCTTGAGGTCTTTGTGGCCACCTTGGATGGCCGGACCACACCAATATGTCGCAGCCTTGATGGGGATCGTTTCCCACAGGGTCAGGGACCAATGCCCCCACTACATTTTCGTTGTCGATCCTTGCGGGCAGCTGAGATCAATGGTGAGGTGATTGGAATGCGGCCGGCAAAACCTGTTACCGAGAGAATGATTGTCAAGAAGTATGCTCGGGAAAGTGGGCTTGGTAAAATCAGTAAGCAGGCTCAATTGCCCAGAGGTCATAAGGGTAAGTATGCTATATTCCAACGGGCTGAGATGAGGCGCATGACTGGCCGGATACCGGCAAAGGTCAACTACCAAGTCTGGTTTGAGGGGCAGTCAGTTGAGTTTCAAAATGATGTACTGGGGCCGACACGCGGGCTCCTGTTCCGCAAGGGCGGGTTCAAGCTGGACAACTTTGTAGACAAGAAGGGTGCCACCATCACCCTGGATCAGTTGGCCGATACCGACGCTGCTGCCTTCAGGGCTGCGGGTCTTGATCCTGCAGCGTTTTGATTACGCCGGTGGGATGCCCCACAAACGCGGTCTCACGCACGAACATGAGTTGAGCCTTTGATCCAGGACCACGGCCGCCAGGCCATATGGTCTCAGGCGGCAACATTGCCATGAACAGTTTCTGAGGGTCATCCACCCATGTCAGCGGGGCCGCAAACGGCACGATGGCCGCAACGGCTCCAGTTGCTATTGTCTTCAAGAAGGATCGGCGGTTCATATTATCTCCTTTGCGTGCTTAGTTGCGGCGTCGTATGCATCCTGGGCTCTTTTCAAGTCAGGATAGTTCACAACGGTAACGACTTCCTGGGCATCAACATCAAACACCCGGACAGCTGGGCCAAAATCGTTGATGTACAGTTTGTACTCAATGCTGTCAATGATCTCAACTTCATATTCGACTATTGCTATCATACTGCACTCCTCGGTTTCCAATTTCTCAATTTGTATTCAGGGGCCGACGCTATGGCATACCAGATTGCCAGTGGCAGGCTGCTGCAGATCAGAATTACTATCATAATGTCCATTTTGATCTCCCGTTATTCTGTTTACAATTAAAACATACGATATATTTTGTGAAAGCAAAATGAAAAGGCTATAATATTTTGCGAGGCCGGAAATGTTCCGGCCAATTGAGAATTGACCGCATGGCGGTATAGTCAGAGACATGGTCCTGGCAGAAGGGGCACATCATGGCATTAGGCATTTCCCACGAAAAGATCGACGACATTCCTGAGCAGTATCGAGAATTATACACGGAGCAAGACGGGGCTTTTGTTTTGACAGGTATTCAGGGTGTCAAGACCCAGGCTGACATCGACCGTATTCATGGGGGTCTGGTCAAGGAGCGGGATGAGCACAAGGTCACCAAAGCCTCACTTCATGTCTGGGACGGCCTGGACCACCAAGAGGTCAGGACCAAACTGGATCGGTTTACCGAGTTGGAAGTGGCAGCCAAAGGCAACAAAGATGAGATGGACGCCAAACTGGAGGAGTTGACAGAGGCACGCGTATTGACGCGGCTGGCTCCTGTCGAGCGGGAAAACAAGACACTCAAGACGCGATGTCAGGAGTTGGAGGAAAGGGCTGGCACCCTGGAGAAGGAAAAGACCTATCGGACTATTGGGGACCAGGTGCTGGATGCCTGTGTCAAGTCCAAAGTGGTTGATGAGGCCCGAGCCGACGTCATCATGCTCGCCAATCAGGTGATGGATGTTACCGAGGACGGCAAGACAGTGCTGACCAAAGAAAATCCCTATGGGGTGACTCCTGGGCTGTCGCCTGACGTGTTTTTGAGCGAGATGCAAGACAAAAGGCCGCATTGGTGGCCGAAATCCGTTGGCGGCGGGGCAGGTGGATCAGGCGCCAACTTCGGGGCCGGGGCTAGCAATCCTTGGACCCATGCCGGCTGGAATATGACCAAGCAAGGACAATTTATCAAAGAGAATGGAATAGAAAAGGCCGAGCAAATGGCCAAGACAGCGGGCACAACGATTGGTGGCCGCAGACCTGAGGCGAAAAAGTAATTGCTGAAGTGCGGACCTGAAATGGAATTTGAAGCCTATAATATTTCAGTAAGCAGGCCATGGTGCTCTGCTCAAGATTATTGACAAATTGAGTCTATAACAAAGGAGCATGAAATGGCCGCAGTACAAGTATCAGATGTGATCGTGCCTGAAATTTTCACGCCTTATGCCCAGCAGCTGACTGAGGAAAAGGCACGCCTGATTCAGTCTGGCGTAGTCACCGTATCGCCGGTGCTCAATCAGCTTTTGGCTGGTGGCGGATCGACCTTCAACGTGCCGTCCTGGCTGGACCTTGACGCCAGCGACTCCACGGGCTCCGACAACGTGTCCAGCGATGACGTGGCTGACATCCAGGCTGCCTCGTTTGAGAATGGCACGCCTACGGACGTCAACCGCAAGGACAGTCCACCGGCAAAGATCGCAACCGCAAAGGAAATCGCAGCCAGAATGGCTCGCAACAAGAGTTGGTCCAGCACCGGCCTTGCTCGTGAGCTGGCTGGCGCCGATCCCATGGCGGCCATCGCAGGTCGTGTAGCATTTTACTGGATGCGGCGCTTGCAGCGGATTTTCGTCAACACCTTCAACGGGGTGATTGCCGACAACCTGCTTGCAGCAAGCGGCGGTGACACGCACACCCAGTATGACCTCATCAACGACATCAGCGGGGGCAGCTTCATTGATGGTGTCACCAACTTCTCGGCCGAGGCCTTCATCGACACTGGCACTCTGATGGGTGACAGCCAGGATCGGCTGTCGGCTATCATGGTCCATTCCGTTGTGTTCGGCCGGATGCAGAAGAACAACCTGATTGACTACATCCCGGATGCCCGAGGTGAAACACAAATCCCGACATTCCTCGGTCGTGAGGTCATCGTGGACGACGGCATGCCCAGGATGGGCAGTGTTTACGACAGTTGGCTGTTCGGGACTGGCGCTGCTCAGGTGGGTGAGGCTCTTGACGACGTGCCCACCGAAGTCAGCAGACAGCCCTTGGCTGGCAACGGGGGCGGCCAGGAAATCCTGACCACACGCCGGGTTTATGCGATGCATCCCACAGGTCACGCCTACATCCAGGGCCCCATCCCGAGCGGCGGGCCCAGCAACACCGACATCGCCACGGCGGCCAATTGGTCCCGCAGGTATCCTGAGCGCAAGCAGATCGAATTTGCCGTGCTCAGAACGCGCGAGGCCTGAGAATAAGACAAAATGGATGAAGGCGGGATCAACTACATGATAGATGCTGCCTTCATTCCCACCTTCTCACTTGGAGATGAAATATGAAGGGTTTGGACAGATCACTATCGCGCGGGCCTCACCCCATCAAGCAGCACTTCACGCGGCACACTCTCAAGATTAAGAATGTGACTGTGGCCGTGAGCGCCACCGGCGCTGCTGTCGGCTTTGGCACAGTGGTCCTGGGCGACTTGCCCCAGGGCAACATCCTTTTCACCGGGGCTGTCGGCTATTTGAAGCTGGACGGCTCGGGCGCTGACGCCAACCTCACAGCAGATTGGGAGGGTGATTTCAGTGTTGGATCGGCTCCTGATGCGGATGGCTCGTTGGCCGGGGCAGAGGTTGACTTGCTGCCTTCCACAGCCTTGGCTGCTGCCACTGCTGAGATCGGGGTCAGAACGCGCAGCGTCAACGCCACTGCGGCAATGCTCGACAACACTGATGGCTCCCTGGAGATCAACCTCAACGTGTTGATCGACGCGGCTGACATCACTGATGACCAGAGCGTGAACCTGACCGTCAATGGCGAAATCGAATTGGTGTACATGGTCATCTTGGACGACTAACAGACAGTTGTCCTGGGCCTTGAACAGACACAGGAGAAACAGTATGGGAGTAACACCGATCAACTTGAATGACGCCTTGGGCTTTCTCAATCCCGAGGACGACAATGACTGGACTCATGATGGGCTCCCACTCATGGATGTGATTGAAAAGCTGATGGATGACGAGTCCATCACCCGCAAAGACGTCACTGAGGCAGACCCTGAGTTTTGTCGTAAAGTGGCAGCTCAGCGGCGTGAAGCCAAGGCCATCGCAGAATCTGAGGCCAACATGGCCGATGAGGAGAACCAGGATGACCAGAGCACAGAAATGCAAGCCGGGAACGAAAAAGAGACCTCGGGGCAAGGGCAGATGAATCCTGAAGAGGCCCTCAGGGCTGAGATTCAGAAGAATGCCCAGGACATTGAGGGGATGTTGTCCTATCGGGCCAAGCTGGAGACACACATCGATGATTTGAAGAGATGCCAGGCCCAACTTCAGCACAAGGTTCAGGTTCAACACTCGGCCGATGCTGACATGAAGGCTCGGATGGCCTTCATCAAGGCTCAAGGTGAACAGCGAGCCAAGCGATACGAGAAGGGCCGCAGGATTTTGGAGGTCATCGGCAAAGATGGTCTCAATCCTCAATGCAATCTGGACCAGGCCATGCAACGCAAGACGAAACTAGGGACAAGACGGCCACCGCCCAAAGCGCCTGAGCAGAATTGAGAGGGATATTGTGGCCCATAGATTTCATGCCAGAGAACGGCGGAAAAGCCTATATGACCCGATGTTTGAGCTTTTCCGCACACATCAGTTTGCCTACAACATCACAGGCATAGCAACCGGGGATGTTTTCCCAGATCGGACGCTGCCCATCACGATGGGGGTCACGGTGAAGCGGACAGCCGCATCACCCACAGGCATCATTGCGGAATTTGGGGACGCCACGACCGGCCTGGCCATTTGGTTTGCTGTGGCTGATGGTAAAATTTATGCAGCGGCCGGGGATGCGGTTGCAGCAGATGGCATCACGTTGGCAGGGATTGCTCCGCCACAAGACCAAATCGTGCGGATTGTGTTTGCCACAATACCTGGCAGCGGCAAGGCTCGGCTATGGTTGAACGGCCAACTTGTTGCTCATGGTGAGGCCAGCGGCGGGGTCTTTCCAAATGGTTGGTCAAGTATAGCAAACGGGGCTGTCGGGGCTGTTGACACAACAGTCACAACTCGGGTGCCTGTGGCAGATCGAATCGCACTGGCCAACGCAGTCATTCTCTCACCAGTCAAGGTGGCGCAAAATCAGCGGCCACGACAATTCTTTGAGGTGGCGTGATGGCAATTATAATTGAAGACGGCACTGGCGTCAAAGGCGCTCAGACCTATGGGGCTGTAGCAGCCTTTGAGGCATATATGGCTGCACGAGGCACTGACATTAGCACTGTGTCCACGGCAATCAAGGAATCATCTTTGATCAAGGCCACCGACTACATTGACACACGCTGGGGCAGCAGGCTCCTGGGCCAGCGGCAGTATTCATCCCTGTCCTCCAGATCAATATTCAGCTTGAGCGCCCAACCAGCCGACAGTGAGACGGTCACAGTAGGATCGGCGGCAGCAACCTTCAAAACCACCTTGACCGTCCCAGCCAACGATACCGAGGCCGAGATTGGCAACACCATCACTGAGACCTTGAACAATTTGGCCTCGGCTCTGGCTGCGGCCGACGCGGATCAAGATGAGGACGATCAAGTTGGCATCAGCTTTTTGATTGCCGATCCTGATGACCCAAAATTGACCTGTTACGTGGTCAGGGATGGCATGGCCACTACCACGACGGCGGCCAACGGCGCATTTGACACTGCCACCTCGGCAGGTTACAGTGGACGGCCGCAGGTGCTTGAGTTCCCGAGACGATATTTGTATGACAAGGCTTTGGTCAGGGTTGACGGCATTCCGATCAAGCTACAAGAGGCCATGTATGAATACGCCTATCGGGCTCAGTCAGTAGCATTGGCACCTGACCCTACGGTGGATGCCTCTGGGCTCAGGATCACAAGCACCGAGAAACAGGTGGGACCGATTGTCACCAAAGTCACCTATGCAGAAAACCAAGTGGCGGCCATCGCCACGCCATATCCAGCTGCTGACCGACTGCTCCGAGAATTTATCACCGTTGGGGGCATCATAAGAAACTGATGGGGGACTTTTACGCAGAAATGGCCGCAGTGGCCCAGGAGTTGATCGACGCCAACGGGCGGAATGTGACACTGATTCGGTGGAAACAGGCTCCTGCTGACAGCAACAAGCCTTGGCAAGGGCCAGATGACCCAAGGACCGTGCCGGATGCCACTGACACTGTCAAGGGCTGTTTCGTGCCAGTTGGGGGCTCGGGGCTCGGCAAAGACACCATCGACGCGGACGCCTTGAAGCGCACCCGTGATGTGTGTCTCATCGGCCCAGGAGCATCCTTTGATCTGGGGACAGCCAACGAGTTGATTGACGGATCGGTCCACAAGGGCATCACTTTTGTCCAGACACTAAAACCGGCCGACACGGTGATCATGTACTACGTGGGGGTTGAGAGATGAGCTTCGCAACACGTAGGGCGGCAATTGACGAAATCCTGGGGCTGTTCAGGGCAGCCTGGTTGGGGGCTGGACAAACTGATGACCGGGTCAAGTATGACAATGTTGGGAAGTCCAGCTTGCCTCCATCAGGGCTGACTCCCTGGGCTCGGGTGATCCTGCGACATACGACAGCGGGGCAAGGGTCACTTTCTGGGCCACAGGGTACACGCATGTTTGAGCGCCAAGGCATTTTGACCATACAAATTTTCGTGCCACCGGGAAAAGGGTTGGCCGAGGCTGTTGATCTACCTAAAATAATACAGGACGCCTATGAAGGTGAAGAGACAGCAAACGGGGCATGGTTCCGGGATGTTGTAGTGAATGAGATTGGGCCGGATGGTGATTTCTACCGGACCAACGTCATTGCTTTGTTTGAATATGATGAAATTAAATAAGGGGCCTGGATATGACCGTCAATAACAAAATCAATTCAAACGCAACCGGCCTCAGATATGCTGAAGAGGCATCACCCAAGACTTTGCCTGGCACGCCTGTTTGGGTGGCACAGGAGCCAAATTCATACAGCGACTTTGGCGGACAATTGAGCACCACTGCCCGAAATCCAATCAACAGCAGCCGGCAAAACAAAAAGGGTGTTATCACCGACCTGGATGCCAGTGGCGGCTACAACGAGGACATCACGCAGACCAATCTCCAGCACTTGCTCCAGGGCTTTTTCTTTGCGGACCTGCGGCCCAAGGGTGAGGCCAAAAATCCCATTGGCATATCAACAATGACCATTTCCGTCACAGCCACCGGATCAATCTTCACCAGAGTTGGTGGAACACTTGACCTCACAACGGTTTTCACCGTGGATGACCTCATCTTCTCGGCCGGGTTTGCTAATTCGGCTAACAACGGCCTCTTCAAGGTTGACGCTGTCACCTCAACCACAGTTGATGTGGTTGCGGCTGACGGCCTTGAGACTGCGGTGACTCTGGTTGACGAGGCAGCAACTTCCAACGGCTCTTTGGTCGTGGTTGGCTATGAGGCCGCAGTCGGTGACATTGACGTGGACATGACCGGCTCCAGACCGGCGCTCACCTCAACCACATTGGATTTCACCACACTCGGGTTGATTGTGGGAGAGCCCATTTTTGTCGGCGGGGATTTGACCGCCAACAAATTCACCAATGCAATCAACAATGGCATTTGCCGGATACGATCCATAGCGGCAGCGCGTCTTGAGTTTGATAAGACCCAAGGCACAATGATCACCGAGGCCAACACCACTGCGCTGATTCACCTGTTTTTCGGCCGGGTGCTCAAGAATGAGGCTGCTGCCAGCATCATTCGCCGGACCTATCAATTGGAGCGGACATTAGGCAAGGCTGACACCACAGACACCTACGATCAAGCTGAGTATGTCACTGGAGCAGTTCCCAATCAGGTGTCGGTCAACATTGCCAGGGCCGATAAGGTCACTGTTGATATATCCTTTGTCGGTATGGATCATGAACTGGTGGACGGGACCACTGGCCCCAAGACAGGCACGCGACCGGCTCTGGTTGAGGCAGACGCCTTCAACACCTCATCTGACTTCAGCCGGATCAAACTGGCAGTCATGGATGCGACAGACGCCAATCCCACGGCCCTGTTTGCCTTTGCCCAGGAATTGACCCTGACCATCGACAACAACATCACACCTGATAAGGCGATTGGCGTGCTTGGCGCATTTGACGCCACGGCTGGCAACTTCTCGGTGGGCGGAAATATCACAGCATATTTCGCCGACATTGCCTCAGTGGAGGCTGTGCGGAACAACTCGGATGTCACCCTGGATATTTTCATGGTGAAGAGCAATGCCGGGATTGCCATTGACCTGCCTCTGATCACTCTGGGCGATGGACGCCTTGAGGTGGAGCAGGATCAGTCGATCACCATTCCAGTCACGAATGAAGCAGCCACCGGGGCAAAGATTGACCTCAACTTGGATCACACCATGTTGATGGTTTTCTTTGATTATCTGCCGACACTGGCTGACGTTTGATCATAATTTTGGGAGCGTATCATGGGGCTGAGTAAACAATTTGCAACAGATGTGTCGTTGGAAACAAAAGGAATCACCATTGACTACGGCACCGACCGGATCAAAATTGCCAGGGCTGGCGGGGCCAACAAGAAGTATGAGAAACTGCTGGAGGCCAAAACCAAACACTTGCGCAGAGCGCTTGTTGTAGGTGCTGTTGGCAACGAGCAGTCCATGGCCATCCTGCGGGAAGTCTTTGCCGAAACCATTATGCTTGGCTGGGAAGTCAACACTGGCACCGAGGCCGATCCAAAATGGGAAAAGGGCATTGACCCAAAGGACGCGGGTGAGGTTGGCGAAAAGCTATTGCCCTGCAATCCCAGCAACTACAAAAAGGTGTTCATCAACCTGCCGGACCTTTTCCTTGACATACAGCAGCAGGCTCAGGCCGGTGCGCTGTTTCGTCAGGAAATCAATGAGGCGCAAGCGGGAAACTGATTGAGGTCTTGCTCTACACCCTAGAGCAGGAGCCTGTCGAGCGCCGGATCATCGAACAATGCCTGCGGGAACACTTGCCATTCCCGCAGGCCATTCAAAATGCCCCAGAGCTTTGGATTGGCCTTGGGCTATATTTCGGCGCATTCCAAGACCTGGATGGCGACAGGCCATCAGGGTGGACAGTGAGACCCATTCCTTTGGCTGCTATCCTGAATTATTGCCAAGCCTATAATATAGTGGACGAACAACGTGAGGATTTGATATACTTCTTGCGAGCCATGGACAAGGCTTACATTAAGCATGAGACCAAGAAACAAGACAAGAAGAAGAAAAAGAGATGAGCAGCCTGAGCGAATTTGCCAGACGGATGAGCGTGCGGGCCGATAATGTGCCACGTGAGGTCAACAAGGTCAAACGCCAAGCAGCACTTGCAGTTGACCAAGCTGTCGTCCTGGGCACTCCTGTAGACACAGGCACGGCTCGGTCAAATTGGATTGTCTCTTTGGATGAGCCTACGGATCGGACCCAAGGGGCTTATGTGCCATTGGAGGGTGGTGATATGGGTGAACGTAGCAACGCCAAGGCAGCCTTGGCCCAGGGGCAGGGGGCCATCGCGCAGTCGCAACCTGAGCAAGATATACACATCACAAACAATTTGGACTACATCGTGCCGTTGAATGAGGGCTCATCGGCTCAGGCTCCTGCTGCCTTTGTCGAGGAGGCTGTGAATGCCGGGGTGAATGCTGTGAAAAGAGCCAAGGTTGACACTGGAAAACGCATGTAATGGCCAGTGAACGTATTAACATTGTAGTCACGGAAAAGGGCTCCCGCATAGTCCAGAGACGACTCCGAGAAGTTGGCACCACGGCCTCTGCATCGTCTCAGGGCGTGAATTTGCTCAAGACGGCTTTGGGAGCTATTGGAGGGGCTATGGTGCTGCGTGGTTTGCTCCGACAGGCTGATGCTTTTACGTTGATTCAAAACAGGCTCAGACTGGTCACCACTGGCACCGAGAATTTGGCCAATGTCACAAAACAGCTATTGGACATCAGCAATGACACCCGCAGCAGTTTTCAATCCAATGCTGAGCTATTTGCTCGGATCACTCGGGCCACCAAGGAATTGGGCGTTTCACAAAAGGAAATGCTCCAGTTTACCAAGACGTTGAACCAGGCCATCGCATTGTCCGGGGCCTCATCGACTGAGGCTGCTGCCGGTTTGATCCAGTTGAGTCAGGGTCTTGCAGCCGGGGCTTTACGGGGTGAGGAATTGAATTCAGTCATGGAGCAGTTGCCGGCTGTGGCCCAGATTATTGCTAAGGAAATGGGGGTTGGCGCCGGTGAGCTTCGCAAAATGGGGGCCGAGGGAGCCATCACAGCGGACATCATCCTACGGGCCTTCAAGGGCGTGCGGGATGAAGTAGACACCGAGTTTGGCACGACGATGGCCACCCTGGGGCAGCGATGGACCGTGTTGGGCAACCAGATGCTGATATTTGTAGGCATGATGGATCAGGCAACCGGGGCCACACGGGCGATTGGCAAAGTGTTGGCATGGTTTGCTGAGAATCTTGCGATGGCCTCCAAATTCATTGGAGCAGCCGGATTTACAGCGGCTGTCTTCCTGGCCACCAACGCTGTACAAATGTTCACAGCGGCTCTGATGGCCAATCCTGTGGGGGCCATAGCCGTGGCCTTGACCTATGCCATCGGCCTATTGATCACCTTCAGAAATGAAATCAGGGTATCATCAGACAGCATTATATCTCTTGGCGACTTCGCTGCCGCAACCTGGGAGCGGATGCGAGAAGGGGCCGCAACGTTGTTGGCACTTCTCAAATCCGCACTCCCAGCCGTTTCAGGAGCGTGGGCAGCGATGTTTGGTGACTTGGATGTGAGCTTTGAGGGCTTCATCAAGGGCTCGGCCCGCATCATGGACACCTATATAGGATTGTGGGTTGGTGTAGTGAATGTTATCAAGGCCATTTGGAGCGGCCTGGGACCAGCACTCAAGGACATCACCATATCACTATTGAACGGAGTCATTGGAGTATTTGAGATCGGACTCAAGAAGATTCTTGGAGCCATTGATGCCATTGTAGACAAGATACCTGGGATGGGCAAACTGTTTGGGGATGTGGCCACGCTCACCATCATTCCAAGGATCGAGAATGCAGCCGAGGGCGCGCTCATCGGGATGGACCAGGCCATCGCAGATGGTTTCAGTCAGGGCATGGCCACCTCTGTCTTTGAGGATTCAGTCAATAGTATATTCGACAGGGCCGAGCAAAAGGCTCAGGCTCGGCTCGACAAAATAGCACTTGACGCGGGTGGCCCAACGGCTCCCACCGGTGATGGCGCTCCCACATCACAGGGCCAATCCCGCGCTTTACAACTCCTCAACAAGGACATTCAAGAGCAGATCGAATTGCTGCGAATGAGTGCTGCTGTCCGGGAAATTGAGACTCAGGTGCGCAAGAAGGGCATAGCACTATTACCAGCAGAGCAAGAGGCCTATCGGGCCGAATTGCAACACTTTCAGATTGTCAAGCAGGTGTCTGGTGTGCTTGATGAAGTGCGTGGGGCTCAGATCAACTTGGCAGCAGCACAAGGAGAACTGAACAGGCTGGTGGATGAAGGCAACATTTCGCTACAGCAATCAGTTGAAGCATACGCACTACTTGAGGCTCAGGGGCTTGAGAGCCAAACCACCCTGTCGGCAGGATGGCAACGGGGTCTGGCCTCAATTGCTACGTCAGTCAAT